TTCTCCTCCTTCAGAGGCAAATTGATAAGTGCCATAAGACACACCGCCTTTATCACCTTTACCAGTGCTTACTGTACCCGCACCTTTTCCGCCGCTTTCTTCTTTTGCAGATATAACACCTAATTCATCTGCAATAGCTTTTTTAGCTCCCTCTCTTTTCTTATCTCTTTTTGCTTTTTCATCAAAATGGAGTTTATCAAGTGCTGTAAGCTCTTTCTCTAAATGTTCTTTCCATCCTAAACCGCTTTCATGCTTTTTGCCTTTTAACGCAGTCCACAAATGATCGGCAATAACAATTACGCTTAAAATGGTCTTTTGCACGCTGAATCTTAAAAATTCAACAAACTCCCAGAAGGGCTCAAGCAATTCAGACGATTTTCTTCCATCGGAATAAGCATAAAAATCTTCAAGCAATAAAAAGAAAGTTGTTAAGGCAACTGTTGCGGCAGCAATCGGTCCCAACAAAGGACTAAACATTGCTATAAGAAGACCAGACAATATAACCAACTGCTTCTGCCAAGGAGCCATCATATCCCAAATCTTGACAAGCCAATCCCATATTGTTGAAAGTATAGGAACAGCAACATCTTTTATGTCGCCAAGAAATCGTATTACCGTCAATGCAAGTTTTATAGGAACATCCAAAAATTCTGCCAACTGCTTTGACCACATCGGAATTTTATCAAAGATCGTTTCTGTAAAAGACCTCAACTTTGTTTTTATTTCCGTCAAGGCTCCTTTATTGAGATTCAATAAACTGATAGCCAACCATTCAGTTGCTAATTTACCGGCAAGTTTCAATCTATCAAACTCATGGCCAATCCCACGAACTTGCTTCAACATATCACGAGATTCTTGCGGAACTTCAAGCTTATTGACCATATCTACGAGATCAAAATATCTTTCTCGCAATTCAACGTTCCAAGCAATCTCTTGAAGATTGTGCCCCATGGTTTCAGAAGCAAGAGTAAAGGCTTTTGTTGCCTGCACAGACATGAACATTCTCTGTGCAAGCAACTGATACTGCATATCGGCCTTTGCTACCTGATTTACCATCTTGGTTATTTCAATGGTAATGGCACCGATAGCACCAACAAAATTGGTAGTAGCAGTAGCATAGACATTTTTGGAAATCATGCCTTCAAGTTTTTTCTTGAAGTCATCTACTGACCCTTTTGCCTTTTTCAAAGCATTGTTGTCAAATTGAATACCTAGTTTTACTAAATATTCTTCAAGAACGTTTTCCATTATTGTCCTCTATTTGCTTCTGACCAAATCCTGTATCTTCTTTCATTCTCTGCCTTCACTTGTGCCATCTCATGCCAATCAAGTAAATCTCTGAATGTATAGGTTCCGTCCCAAACTTCGTGCTGCTTCCACTCCCCTGAAAAGACCGGAGCATAAGCATACTGGTCTATTCTTTCGCACTGAACGGGGTCAAATCCGATATGGGTTTGATCAGGTTGTTCAATGCGTCTCCTTGAAAAAAATCGGCAATGTTGAAAATCAACGTATGAATCGTAAGAGTCAAAACAGTCATGGTGTCTTCCTCTAAACCTTCTACACCCCAACGACCATCATAAAGCATGACCGGAAGAGGAGCAACATTACCGCCGACGGACTTCAATTCAGAAACGACCTTTAAACATTCTCTCTGAACATCCATAAATGTTTCCTTGTCCATCAATGATCTGTTTTTCCCCGCTCCTCCTGTAACCTGAGAATCACCAAATGGAAGCATCTGCATCAGAACAAGAGTATTAACATAGCTCCCAGTCAACGCATCCAGTCTACCGATTCTAAATTTCCTTTCTCCAACATCTACCTCTTTAAACGTCTCCCTTTTCATGATCTTCTCCTTTTTGTTAAAACGTTAAGCCGGAATGTTCTGGATATTGGCAGCCCATAACGTCCAAGTAACCATCTGACCTTCTGCCTGATAAACCTTGTCGGGAACCTTGCCAAACGACATGCCGACGATAATGTGACTGGTTCCATCAGAGGTGTTTCTTAATGAAGCGGACATTTCAGCCCATGCATCCGTATCAGCAATATACAAAGCATTCTCAGCAGCCAAAAGCCACTTGTGCACATTACTGGTCTGCTGACACTGAATCTGAATCTTGCCATTATGACCAGCGATTTTACTGACCATAATAGTCCCGTCTGCCGCAACACTATGAGCAGATCGTTCTGTATCCATCGCCACCGTTACCTGACCTGTTCCTTGTCCGGTAAAAATATAAGCTCCCAGATCAGGATGTACAAGAGCTCCTGATAAATCCAAGAAACTATAAGTAGTATGTTCAGCCATCTTTATTCCTCCTATTTAAAATCTTGATAACCATCGTTTGGCAAGAGCCGACAACTGGCCCGCACCACTGGGGTTGGGGGCAAATGAATCAATATCTGCCGCCCACAATACCCATACAACCATTTGACCTTCGGCTTGATAAGACTTCTCAGGAATCCTTTCATAAGACAGCCCTCGTAAAGTATGAGTTGTCCCATCATTCAAATTCCTTAAATAAGCCGTCATCCTGCCCCACTCTTTCGCATCAGCCTTAATCAAAAACTGATACACATACAAAAGCCATTTATGAATGTTGCTGGTTTGTTGACATTCAATCGTAAGCTTGCCAGCACCGCCCGGAATTTTTCCTAAAATCACCGTTCCATCAACGCCAATTTCATGAAAAGTTTTATCCTCTTCCATGCTGACAACAACCCTGCCGACACCTTGGCCGGTAAAGGTATAAGATGTGCCAACTGCCGGATGAGAAATAACACCGGACAAATCCAAGAAGCTGTAAACTGTATGATCAAACAAACCAAACATTTAAATGACCTCTTATGCTGCTTCTTTCACTCGCTCTTTGCTTCTTCTTAACTGTTGTGCCATTATCATATTCTGAATTGTTCTTTCTGATTTTGGCTTTCCTTTCATCGTTAAACTTCTTTTAAGATTAGATTCCTCGGAATGAACTACATTCAACCCTTTATTCCAAGAAATATGTCCTTTGGAAAATTGAGAAGAATTATTACCACAATACATAGCCACTCTTTCATCTGTTTCTTTTGTAAGACCTTTATTCCATGCAGGAAATCCACTAATCTTATTTGCTTGGTTGGCTATTGAAGGGTGATCTTTTTTGGTAAGACCTTTATTCCAAGAAGTTTTGCCTTTAAGAAATCCCTTCAATCCTTTATTCCAAGGAACGCGGCTTTTAATCTTTTTTGCACAAGAAGCGACGGAATTATTCGTCTCTTTGGTCAATCCTTTGTTCCAAGAAGTTCTTCTGCCTTCCCGATAAGATTTTTTGAGTGATTCAGCTCTCTTTTCTTTTGTTTCACAAGACTGTTTTCTTCCTGTAAGGGTCTTGCTTATTCGGTCTCTCATTTCTTGGGGCCACACTCTTCCTTTATTGGGGCCGGGAGAACCTTTTGATAGCCCATCACCTCCTTTAGTCATGTTATAGCCATTTGGAGTCATAGAGTCTAAAGTTGTAATAAAATATTTTTCTCTTCTATTGAGATTTTCCGACGAGCTGCATTTACACAGAACAGAAAATTTAAAGCAGTCTATACCATATTTTCTTATGGCATTATGGAAAATGGTTTTAATGCCTTTTCTTGCAGCACTAAAATGTCCCCATCTTCTGTGTTCTAAAGTGTTGGAGGTTTTGCCAACATACACTTTGTGATTTATTAAATTTTCTGCTTTGTAAATAATCATAAAGTTCTCAACAACATTATCTGTTAATGTAACACCCCACCAAAACTGAGTGGACGGCTCCGGATTCTTTAATTGCGATGTAGAGAGGAACCGATTTACGGGCTTCTCTATCAGCCTGTGTCTGGGTAGACAATGCTTCAGCCTGTACCAGATAACCGGCAGGAAGCGGATCATCATACTTCAGATTCAGAACATTCGGTCCTGTCCATGTCCCCGGTCCCAAGAAACCGATACGAACAGCTTCATCACAAGCTTCATTACAAGCCTGAATCAACTGCGTAACACCGGCATCGGTCTGCGGAATCTTCGGGTTTTGGTAAAGCAAATCCATGAGCGTCAACTGAAGGTTGTTGGCAAACATATCAAGATTGATCCGCTCATCAAAGAAAGTTCCATCTGCCATTCTACCCTGTTCAAAGATCGTGTAATAATCAGCATACTCAAGATAAAGATTGCCGTAATTACCTTCAATGATGGTGATCTGGGAAGAAGATAACGGTTCGATAGCAATCCCCGTTTCCTGTTTAAACTTCAGAGTAAATGCAGAATTGGCCAATCCGGAATTCTGACCGCAAGCATAACCCATGATTGCAACAATCGCATAAATATTGTTGGGATAAACGGCAGTCTGAGTCGTCGCATACTGGCCGATTGACCGGCTATAACCCAGAGCTTTCAGATAAGTGAAAATGTCCGGAGGCGAAGCGGTGCCAGTTAAACAATCCGCATCACTGGTGGTGTATGCATACACACTGGAAGGCGTTGCGGTTTCAATATACGCTGCACAAGCAATGTGATCCGCATAAGCGGCATCAAGACAGATGGCGATGTACCATTCTGTGCTGGCTTCACGGCAAGCTTGTAAAGCTTCAACAATGGTTTCACCAGAACCGGAGTCCTGACGGCCAATCCAAAGCTTATCGGGAGCGGGTGACTGGGAGAAATAAATGTTCGCAGCAATGTACTCGGGATCGGTAAGAGCAAAATCTTCCAACACCTCTGCCGCACTTTCATATAACTTTAATCTGTCTGATACGGAAATTACATTGGTATCTCCGATAATCAACGCCTGATTAAACGATGATCTTGCAGCAGCAAGCGGACTTACCAACACCTGAATGTCAACAATACTATCCAAGGATCGTGTCGTCATGTTTTACCTCTCTTTATTCAATGTCAAATTCAATTTGTAATCCATCATTATTATAAATCCCCACAGGAACCTTCTCAATGTAGGGAACTTCACGATTAAGCACAACCAATTCATTAAAGGTCATACTTAAGTCAGACCTATCATACCACTGCCCTTGCCATAACTCCGGCACTCTTTTCGGAGGGTCAAACCGTGGAACCAAATAAATACTTGACTGTGCCAGTGTGTCATGATGTTCTTGCCAAAACATTTTGTTCCTAATGATCGTTGCATTTTCCCATGAACTGGGGCCATAAAAAATACAGTCCAATCTCAATGTTCGGGTATAACCGGTGGACATATTGGGTAAACCACTTTCTTGAGAATAAACATCTTCTCTTTGAACAGTCATGGTACTGGCATCATCATATATTTTAAGGAAAGCAATGTTATCGCTTATCCCAAACGCAGGTGCTCCCTGTGTAGGCCAAGACCATCTTACCTTACTTTCGGTAGGACTGCCATTAAACATGGAAACGAAAAGATCATAAAAAATCTTTTGCAGTTCCGATAATGTCAAATAAATATCTTCAGCCATTAAGCACCCTTTGTCCTCACCCCTGAAGCTTTGTAATAACCATAGTCAGCATAGGGCAGAACGCTTGCCAATTTATAGTAATTGTTTCTCCAGTAAATCTTATCGGAGATTCCTTCATACGTTCCCTCTCTGGAAACATATAAAGCTTGATTGGTATGAAAATTCATACCGCCGGAAACTCTGTCACCTTCGGGCAATTGATGAAGTTCTCTGGAACTCATAACCGTTACAACGCCCAGCATCTCAATCTGTATCGGAGTTCCTTCCGTCCAAACCCCATCAACAAAAGAACCATTACTGCGATACACAGTAAACTTCTGTGAAAAGTCCGGGTCCGTTATCAATTCCCCTACGTAAATCATGAATCCCTCAACACGTACGCAATAGCTTTTCTCATTTCTCCAGTGTCAATAAGAGGAACGATGCTGGAGGTATCAACCTTTTTGCCCTTACCATATTTCCTAACCTTTGCTTGGATGGTAGAAGGTGCTAAAGGCTCCCAACCGTTCTTCGGATTCTTAAACCACTCCCTGCAAACATTTTGCGCTTGAAGCCCAGCAGCATTTAACCCGGCAACAAATCCAGCTTGATCACCATTTAATCCTTTATTTGCTGCGGCAATCAACTGTTTGGAAATCTTTGCTTTATTGTTTTCGTCTTCAATTGCAGGTTCAATGACCGGCCTTGCGGGGAGATTACGCAAAGGACTGCCCTTTGAATGTATCATCAATAAAGAAGCATTTGTCATTTCTCCATCATCCCTCTTGCTGTTCTCTTTCGGAATGCCGACATAAACAGCCTTCTTCTTTAATTGAGCCAAGACCTTATCAAGATCAATATTAACTTTTCTTTGAACCTGAACCGTTACCATGTTTCACCAAGATAAGGAACCGTTGTATCAGCCGATAACAACTGAGCACCACCAATACCTACAATCCTTGCCAAGCGTAAAAGATCCCTGCCATACCGGGTTAAGTTATAATTGCCACCACCTTCTTCATTTGAAGCACCGGTATCATAACTGATTGAAACATCCCCGACACTCTTTCCTGCAAGCAAGCCTGTTGATTGAAGAACACTTGATCCCTGATTTGCCGCTGCCACTGCTTGTGCGGATAAAGCAACATTATGAGCGATAAATAAATACTTCCCATGAGTAAGCAAATTCCCCCATCGGTCAGCATTTAATCGAAGCTCGGCTATGCTCCCCCAGTATTCAATCTGCGCTGGAGGATATTTGTTATCATCGGCAAACTCGGGAAATACCTTCTTAAATTCACAAGTGTCTGTAGCCATCTCAACTCCTTATTTTGCCCGCTTCTTTTTCTTCAAAACAGGCTTCTTAACTTCTTCAACAGGCTTCTTAACTTCTTCCTTTGGAGCAGCGATAGATTCTTTTACATTGATT